CTCTATACAGTTGGTGGTTCTTCAGGAGCTGCATTCGCAGAATTAGCAAACGCCTCAAACCTTACAAACAGTAAGATATTTGAGTTCCTAGTCATAGGCTACTAGAGTCCAAAAAGCCACTTTTTTTTCTTTACTTTGGTAAACTTTATATATATTCACATTTATAATAAATCAATATGGTAGAGCTTAATCATAATGTAGTTTCCTTTAACTCAGATACTTTAATAAAGGGAAGTCACGGAGTTCTGGTGGCAGTTTTTGTCACTAAGAAAGGATCTGGATCAAATAAAATAGAATTTAGAAATGGAACAACTGATAGTGCAACACCTATAGAATGTACCATATTCACAGCAATAGAGGGTAACTATCAAAACATTCATAGAAGATTTGAGAATGGGATATTCGCAGATTGTGATGGTAGTGCTGAAGTAACTGTAGTCTTTAAGTAAATTTATATACATTAGCGTTTAATATATAGTATGGCAACTACGTATTGTACAGCAGGCGATGTAGCAGATTTCCTTAGAATACCAATAACAGCAACAACAAGTCCAAACAAGGCACAGGTAGAAAAGATAATCAACAGAAAAGAGGACGAACTTGATAGGAGAATGGGTCACGCATGGAGATCAAAGACTATAACAAGAGAATTACACGACTTACCACTACTTTATACTTTTGGTTGGGGTACACCTTTATTCTTAGCACACCGAAACTTGTACGACTTTGATGCTGCTGAAGGAGATAAGATAGAAGTTTGGCAGGGATCATCTTCAACTTGGTCTGACATACTAGGAAACAGTGAATGGTATGACGCTAATTATGAAAGAGGAACAGTACATCTTAGAGGTTATATATTTTCAATTTTAAGAAAGAACAGAGTTAGAGTTACTTACAGATATGGTGGAGAAGGATTTGGTGGAGACACCACAATTCCTGGAGATATTGCAGATTGTATTATTAAAATGACAGCCATTGAACTTGTAAATACAAGTCTTAGAATGGATAGGCTACCAATGGGAGGAACTGGTATAGATTTACAAGCAGTAAAGGCAAGATGGGAAACAGATATTGAAAAATGCATCGACAATCGTAGAGAAGTATACATTATACCATAATGATACCACATAATGCTAAGGGGATGCTGTTAAAGGCAATGCAAGGTAGAATGTTAAATGCATTCAAAAAGACAGCAGGTTCACAGAATATAAGTATGGAAGATATGGAGGATGAGATTACAAATGCATTGATTACTAGAGGTGAAAGTAATGCAAAACTATGGCTAGTTAAAGAACGTGGATTTACTAAAAAACAGGTTAATCAGGGATTAGTATGGCATAAATCAAAAAAAGGAAAAGGTGGAAGCGTAACAATGAGAGGTAGTCTAAAAGATATTATGGATTATGAATTTTATGGAGTACAAAAAGGAGTATGGCCAAACGTTAAAAGACTAGCAAGCTGGGTTGAGTTCAGAGTTATTAGAAGGGATCCAGGACTTAGGAAAGAATATCATGCTAAATCAGATAAAGGACAGGCAAGTATGGTTGACAGATTAACATATTTATTTGGAAAGGCAATACATGATAATGGTTTACAAAGATATGCCACTGTAGATCCAATGAATAACCAACCAACAAGTAAAGAAGAAGAAAAATTCTATAGTAATTATGATGAAAAACATGAACCTGTGGTGGTTTACTATGGAAAGCAGGGAAGAAGACAAAGAAAAATAATTCCTCAAAGACGTTATGAAGACGAATATTCACGAATGAGTAACAAAGAATGGTCGGAGTTTGGACCACAATGACTATAGCAACTTATGATGTAATTGACGATGTAATGGATATGCTAAAGACTAAGTGGAATACTAGTTCTGGTGGAACAATACCAAGAATAGAAAGAATATGGGATGAAAAAGTCATAGGTTTTGGAGATATGGAGGTAAAAAAAGGTATAATATTAATAGAACCTACTAATGAATCTATACAATATTTCAGTCTCGGTGGTGCAAATCACTTACATGGAATAGATCTTACTCTTGACATTAGATCATACCAGAATATAGATAGGCATGATGAATTAGTAAAAGAAGTAGTAAGAATTATAAAAGATCAAATAACGAGAGCTGGATCTGTTGATCTAAGAATAGTTGGAACAGAACCACTTAGCCGTCTCTATAGGAATATGTTCAGACATATGGTTAGAATAACATATAGGAAAATAGACCCATGAGAGCAATCTTTATAAGCAAATATGAAGAACAGAGAGTGATATAAATGGTAAGAACAGGTGCATCTAGTTATGTAAGATACGACTGGGAAGATACATTTGGCACATCAGCTTTTAATGATTCTACTCATAAAGCATTCGGATTAAATGCCAAATTAGGTTCATGGACATTAGGACACTCGCCAAAGGAATTACCAAGACTAAATCAAGTTGAAGTGGCACAATATGCTTTCGGACAACAGACAGGATCATTATCAGTAGACTTTGTATTATCAAATCCTTGGATTTTTAGAGCACTTTATGGAGCACAGACAACAACAGGTTCTGGGCCATACGTTCATACGTGGGGTACAACTGGGGATGTTTCTGGAGCAAAGACAGTAACACCATTTTCAGTAGAAATAGGATTTGCATCTCAAGATGAGAATATTGTGAGACAAGCAACTGGATGTATATTAAACTCTTTATCAATAGGTGCTTCTATAGACGGAACAATTGACTGTTCTGCCGATATAGCATATGGAAATGAATCAGATAACGGTACAACATATCATGCAAGCCCACCAAACGATGACGTTAATTTCCCATATACATTTGCTCATGGAGAACTAAGATGGTATGGAGATGACGCAGCAGACACAGATGCAAATGGTTCTGTAGTAGCAGAATTACAAAGTGCAAATGTGACATTTGGCCAAAACCCAGCATTACTTTATACAGTAGGATCAAACAAAGCAGTAGCAACATACAGAAGAGTATTCGATATTACAGGAAACTTCCAAGCATCTTGGGTAAATAATAAGAAATTACTACAGATACTTGACCAGATAGAGAAACCATTAACAAAATCATATATCAGAGAAGGGGTAGCTGGTTCAAATGTAGACGCAATATTAACATTTGATAACGGTGGAACTGGTACAGCAAAGAAATCAATAACAATAAAACTATCAGGAGTTAGACCTGACAGCATATCAATAGACGGTATAGTTCCAGTAGAGCCAGTATTTGAGACAATTAACTGGAGAGCAAAAACAGCATCTGTAGTAGCTGATAACAATATAGCCACAGCTTTATAGAAACCTTTATATAACCATATGATTATAAGACTATCATGGTATTAAAGACATTCTCGATAGATTTTAAGGGAGTAGCCTCTGAAATAGAATATGAGGACGATATGCCTTTTGGTAAATTTGAAGAGATAATTAAGAAATGTGCTAATTTTCAAGAAGGAACAAATCCAGTTACAAATGTTCAGACATACAGAAAAGAGATAATGTTAAACACATTAAAAAAGGCACCATTTGAAATTTCTGAAAGTGGACTAAACGGACTAGGTTACAAGGAGGTTACAAGTATCGCAGAGAAGATACTAGCAGCATACCCTTTAGGGAACTACTTGAATCAAATGATGAAACCCTTCGAAGACTCGATCAACAAGATCAGTTAGTTTATAAGATATACGTTACCTGTGCTCACGAATTTGGGTGGGATAAGGCACAAGTAGATAGACAACCATTTAAATACATAAAGAATCTATTAGTTGTATTAAGAGATGAATTAACTCCTGGAACAAGGGGAATTCCAATAGGAGAGCAAGCAAGAGGAGGAGTGTTTAACAAGCCTAAAAAGCATAAGAATCCAAGGGCAATGCACGCAAATTCCAAGAAGAAGAAGCGTCAATAGGAATAATTATAAACTAAGACAACGTTATCATATATATGGCAGACGACACAGGTTCAGATTTCAATATCAAATTTGACAAGACTAGCCTAAAGGCAATCCAAAATTTAGGCAAAGAAATAACCAAAATGAACAAAGGTATATCTAAATTAGGAATTACTATCAATAAACTTCAAGCAACACAGGCACAATATGGTAAAGCAGTACAAAGTCTACTAAAACAACAGTTAACCCAGCAAAAACATATGGCTGCTGGATTAGGTGTTATGGCCAAGAGTGCTCAATTAAATAATAAACTAATGCAACAGTTAATTAATGCAAACAAGAAAAAGCAACCTGATAAACCATCAAATGCACTAATGGGTATTCTTCCAGAAATGGCAAACTGGAAAAAATTACAAAATAATTTTCAGGCTATGGTTAAGAGTTTATATTCTATGTTACCAAAACAGATACAAGGATATTTAAGGTCACTTCAATCTTCATTAAAATCTCACTTGAGTCAAGCTTGGAGTAAAATGTCATCATCACAACAAGCAGTATTAAAAAAGGCATGGAGTAGAATGCAAAAGTTTGCTTCTGACTCATATAATAATGTATTTAAAATAGTGTCAAAGGGATTAGCACTTGCAAGCAAAGCAAATAAGATAGGTATGAAAATATCAGGTGGTGCTCAAAAGATTTGGCAAAAAACTGGTGGTAAACTTGCAGAGAAAATGCCATCTGGAATGGGTGGTACTCTTCTTAGTGGTGGAATGATGGCACTAGCGTCTGGATTAATTGTAAAAGCTATACAAGCATCTCCACTTATGACGGCCATGATGAAAATAATGAACACAGCATTCACATTAATTCTTAGACCTATAGGAGATTTCTTTGGTGCATTCTTTAGACCATTATTTATTTATTTCCTTAAGGAAGTTGCTATACCATTCTTCCAAGCTGGAAGAGGTTGGATGAAAGAAGGTGAGAAATGGGGTCACGTAGCATTAGGATTCTTCATTGATCCAGTAATGGCAATTTACAGTGGTGCAATGAAAGCTATATCACAGGGATGGGGAGCATTAAAAGGATTGTTTGGATTCGAAGCAACCCCAGCATGGGTAGATCCAGCAACAGGACTTGCAGAAGCAGGAGGCCCATTAGAAGAAGTAGACTTATTCCAAAGAGACCCAGCAAAATGGTTAAGACAAAGAGAAGGAATAGAAGAAAAGACAACTGGATCAGCAGGAGTTCATATGCAGAAAGATAATATATTTTCAAAGTTTTGGGAAACAATAACTGGTGGTGTTGGTGGAGGATTAGCAGCTTTATTTGGTGCGTTGTTTGATACTGCTACATGGCAAGCAGTATGGAGTGGTATAACAGGGTTCTTTGGTAATATTCATTCTGCATTAAGTGATGCATATATTTGGCTTTCTGAAGGATTTGAAAATGTATATGTTGCATTAGAGCAGGGTTGGAACTGGGTAACAATGGCATTCCAGAATGCAGTTCAAACAATGGGTACTGCACTAACTGGATTAATTCAGTGGTTTGCAAATATAGGTACATCATTCTCTAATAGCTTCCAAGGATTATTAAAACAGATATGGGATTGGTTTGCACAATTTGGAAATGCACAGAAAGCAGTTACAACTGGAATAACAGGTCTGGGTACAACCATATGGGATGGATTAACAAGTGTAGGAGAAAGTATATGGAATGGTATAACAAGCATAGGTGAAGGAGTACAAACTGGTATAGAAGGAATGATAGGAGAGATTAAAATAGGGGAAATAGATTTAGGTGCAGGGTTTAGTACATTGGTATCACTATTCGGTAGTGCTGGAGAACAACTAATGGCAATGATCAATGTAGTAACTGGTGGTTTAATGGGAGGATCAAAGAAAGGTACACAGACAGTTTCTGGAGATGATGCAGTGCAGACTGGCCCAGGAACTTATACTTTAGGTGGACAGACTCATTACGGTAATGCTTCAGATGTAGCTGGTAAACAAGTTACAATATCAAGTCCAATAATGTCAGCAGCAGAGGCAAAACAAGCATCAATAGATAGTCTTGGTGGACAAATGGGTCTTGGAGATATAGCAGGAAATAGATTTGAGGCAGCACCAGGAAAATTTGTTGATATTTACAAAACAGTTGGAGGAGAAAAAGTAAAGATAGATCCTAAATCAGCAGAAGGAGTAAGGATACAAGGAATATATAATAAACAGCATCAAGCAAAAATTCAAAATGCAGCACAGACAGCTCATGTTAATAAGGTTAGATCATTTACTACAGCAGCAGAAGGACAAGCTTATGTAATGGCTGGTGGTGGTGAAGCTGGAATAAAGGCAGCAAACATAGCAAAGACACAGAATTTAAACTTACAATCATATGAAGGATTAGCAAAACTAGGAGACGCAACAGGAATAAATCATCCTATGATAACTACAGCAAAAGTCGCAGTAGCAACAGCAGTGTCACAAGGATACAGTGTAGGAAGTGGATCATTCTCAAATACCAGTGGTGGTGCAAATACATCAAGTCTAGGTGGTGGATTCGGTCCATCAGCAGCCACAGGAGGTTTTGGAGCAGCAGGTTTCAGTGGTGGAACTGCAGCATCATCATCATCATCAGGAAGTGGTGGAGGAACTGGAGGTGGAGCTGGAACAGCAAGAGGAAATAGAGGTAGAGGTGGAGGATCTTCAGGAAGATCAGGCTCTGGTGGAGGCTCTAAAGGATCTGGTGGTGGCAAAGGATCTGGT